GCGCATATGAGACGAGAGTCTCAATAGTAAAAAAGGTATATATCCTTGTTAAGAATGGAAGCGATGATGTTCTCAAGGAAGAATACAATATGACTCCGAATTCTTTTGATGCTGAAGTGGCGGATCTTATTAAGATTGGCGATCGACAGATTAAGAAGGTTCGAGACGCGCAAAGACCGGCTTTAAAACGTATGCTGGATGAGCTACGTGAGATACAGACTGACAGATTGGTTAAGCAAGCTCAGACTCAGACAAAAATGAGTGCTGTTGGTATTTGCTTTGTTGGTGGATCAGGAGTCGGTAAGTCACTATTGATGGAGAAAACAGCGAAGACGTTAATCCAAGCTGCAGGCGAAATTCCATCCAATGACCAAATTGTGTCTGGTCAGATGAGCGACAAATTCGATTCAAACGAGCTACCACACCACTTGGTACTCATGTATGATGATGTCGCAAATAATAGTGCTAATGAAAATTTTGACAAGCTTTTGAACGCTGTCAATTCCCAAAGTCGCCCTTTTTTGAAGGCTTCGGTCGAAGAAAAGGGTGTCATGTTCCCAGGGAATGTTGGATGTGTTATTTCAACAAATGTTTTGGGTTTTAATGCCAAGAAATCAAATTGCCCTGATTCGTTAGGAAGGCGCTTCCTACATGTGCGGGTTTCTGTGAAGGAAAGTTTGGTGAAAGAGGTATGTACTCCGGGCACCAAACGGATAGACTCAGCACTGGCAATGAAAAACGGACCTCGTTTCGATGTGTGGAAATTTGAGGTTTTTGAATTTGTAACATTTGATCCGTTACCAGAGGGCGATTTACCAGAAGACGTGGAGAAGGTCACTGGTGAAGATGGTACTTTTATGTACGCACGGAGAGTTGTTTGGACGGATAAAGGAGAGAAGGATTATACCTTCTGGGATTTAGCGTTATTCCTGGGTAAATATGCCCAAAAGCATTACAATTCACAAAAAGAGCTAATGGAGAAAATGTTGTCTGTTTCAGCTGATAATTATTGTTCTAAGTGTTGTGTGCCTCAAACGTATTGCACGTGTAACCATCAATCAGAGTTTATTTCTGGTCTTGATGATGGGATCAACCGTGTTGTCGCGAATTATGAGATGTTGTTATCATTTTACCGGAAATGGTGGGATATAACGCTGTTTCGCGCGGCATTAGGATTATCAATTTCGATGTGTCCAATTGATATTCGACGAGTGTTTACAGTGAGTTTTATCTCCTGGGCTATATTAAGCATTGCGCTTAAACTTAGTTTACTTGTCACAATTATGTGCGCTGTGGGTGGAACTGTTGTTACTACGGTGATTATTATGCTGTACGCATGGCGACGAGTATATAACACCATCGCCACACGGGCTGGAATTTTGTCACATCTAGCCAGGTCTTCAGTCGAGACGTTAAATGAATATAGAATGAAGGTATTTGTAGGTGCTGGACTTGTTTCATTCGCGTATTTGATTTATAAAGCATTTAGACCAAAAAGTGAGTATTTGACTTATAGAGAACAAATGCCCGAGACAATTCGGGCCGGTTTCTTGAGAGCAGAGAAAGCTAGGACAACTCCTATTGACGCCATCATGCCACTGATGAAACGGGACTTGGGAGTTTTAACCGTTAGAAGTGAGAAGGGACTTAGAAAGTGTTTGGCTTTCCCAATTGAGTCGAATTTTTATTTAACAGTTAGCCACATCATTCCAGAGGGCGAATTTGAAGTGACAATCGTCCATGAGAACGAGAGAAACCCAACGGTAGCGAAACAAAAGCTATCAAGTGGGCATATCTATAGGTTTGAGGGAAAGGATCTGTGCTTGTTACAGATTCCTACCGCTATTCCCCGCCGTGGGTATTTGGATTACTTGAATGGAAGAGAACAGAATTACGGTTCACAACCAGTACGTCTGGTATCGTGTGATATTGATTCTGCCACTCGCTACGAATCGGTTACACGCATGAGTCCAGGATGGACCATGTTTTCGTCGTCAATTAAGACGGACATAGCCACTATTGAGAAAC